ATCCGAATGGATTAACTATTGCAACCGGAAATATTTTACCGAGTATGGTTCGAGTTAAAGTTGGACGGGTGGATTTGCTTGGCTTGATTGTAAAAGGTCGAGTCATGTTAACCACCTACCATCTTTTTTTGGATCCGTATGGAGTGGAAGTAGAAGAAGGTGAGGAAATGACCGTGATGATTGATAATGCCATTTTCCGAAATAAATTTGAACAAAAACGGTTAAAACGGATCGGAAAGGATGTAGTTTTGTATAATTTGGATTATAATAATCGATCTTTTCGTGATGTTACCCACCATTTTTTGACTGATCAAGATATTAATTTTTCGTTAAAACACGAAGGAATATTGATGGGTTTGTCAGAGGATGGAACACCGATGGTATATCAAACGAAAGGAGTGAGTGGAAATTTGGAAAGAACAATATATATGACGAAAGAAAAATATGGCGGTGTAATACCAACTTCGACGTCGCAGTTAGACGGAAATGATCATGTTGTAGAAATTATGACGGGATGGTTTTACGAAGCGACGACATATACGGGGTTGTGTGGAGCACCTCTTGTATTATTAAATCCGCGTTTATCGCGTAAAGTTTGCGGAATTCACGTGGCTGGAGATTCTCAAGGGGGTTGTCTGGCTATGTGCGTGACATCAAATATGATTGAAGAAGGATTACAATCGTTCGAAGCTCAAATTGGTCCGTTGGTTATACCGACGACACCATTGGGATCAATAAGTGATCGCTTAATTGAAATTCAAGGAAATATGACGATGGTTGGAACATTACCACGTCCTATTCATCAGACGACGAAAACAAAAATTCGACCATCGATTTTACACGGAAAAATTTATCCGGTTTTAACAGCACCGGCAGTTTTGTCTCCGTTTGATACTCGATTAGAAACGGCAGTTTCTCCTTTACAACAGGGAGTTGAGAAGTATGGACGATCAGCAGCTACGTTTTGCGTAAGTGAAATGGAGCGTGCAGTTGAACATGTTTCTTTGGAAGTTGGAAAATGGAAAGTATCAACGGAAAAGAAAGTTTTTTCCGAAAAAGAAGCAATCAATGGAATTGATGTTGAATTCGGAGATCCAATTAATATGCATACATCTGCAGGATTTCCATATAATCGTCGAACTCGAGAACCGGGAATTTCGGGTAAATTCGGTTTAATGGATGGAACTTTGGAAAAACGGGACCTTAAAATAACGGATCCTGAATTGCGCTTACGTGTCGATGAACGATGGAAACAGGCGTTGGAAGGAAATCGCGTACAATCTTTATGGATTGATACGTTGAAGGATGAACGACGATCATTGGAAAAAATACCGACAGGAAAAACACGGGTGTTTACAATAGCACCATTGGATTTTACGATTGTGGCTCGACGTTTATTCATGGCATTTAATATTGCCTTTTATCAGAATAAATTGAAGTATTTTTCTGCGGTTGGAATAAATCCGGAGAGTCTCGAGTGGACCCATTTGTATAATCGATTGGCGGAAAATTCGAATGTTGGATTCGCCGGTGATTTTTCTGGTTGGGATGGAAATATGAATCCGCAAATTATGATGTATGTTTGTAAAATAATAAACGATTGGTATGCGGATGATGAAAAATTTCAGTTGGGACGACGGGTTGTTTTTGAAGAACTCGTTCATACACCTCAAGTGGCTTTGAATGTCATTTATTTCACTCATGTGGGAAATCCTTCGGGAAATCCTTTTACGGCGATTTTGAATACGCTCGTACATGGGATAATTATTCGATATTCGTGGCTTATCTTGGCACCACCGGCGATGAATTCGTGCGTATGCTTCGATGAAAATGTTGTGGATGTTATTTACGGAGACGATGGAGCTTTGAGCGTTAAGCAAGAGGTTTTACCGTTTTTTAATCCGGATACATTTTCGGAGGTAATGGAAACGTTGAATTTGAAATATACGAATACGGATAAGAAGGGAAAATCAATTATTAAAGATATCGAGAAATTGAGTTTTCTTAAGCGAACGTTCGGAATAAATGATCTGGGAATTCGAGTTCCGTTAATTGAAATGAAA